TTTACCTGAGTGGCTGTAATTAGAGGAACATTATGCTCTACAGCAAGACCACGAAGTTCTTCTGCGATGGATTTTACATAACTATAAGAATTCACAGACATATTTCCTTTATATCTGGATGAAGAACAAATATTCATATAATCAATTACCAACAGGTCTGGTTTAAATGATTTTTTCAAATAAAGTTCATTCAATAACGAATTAAAATGTCCTGAGTGAGCGGAAGCTGTAGGATATTCTTTAATGATTAAAGTTCCTTGAGTTTTTTTGGAGAGAGAATTTATTTTAGTATCAAAAATAGTCTTCGGTAATGAAGCAAAATCTTTAATATCTACATTCAATAAATTTGCATCAATTCTTTCTGCAATTTTTTCTTCAGACATTTCTAAGGTAATGTATAAAACATTTTTACCCTGAAGAAGTGTTGAAGCAGCGATGTGACAAAGTGTTAAACTTTTTCCAACACCAGTATTATGAGAAGAAACACCATTAGTATAATACCTATGATTTGGATGATTTACGTTAATATCCACAATCGGTATTTGATTTCCAGTTTTAATAATCTTACCAATTCTAATACCATCACTAGTAATAAATTCATAATATGAATTAGATTGCTCTATTTCTTTAGCAGAAATCCATCCATCAGTAGTTTCAAATAAATGACTTTCGTTACATTTTACTTTAGTATTATCTAACAAATATAACTTGTATTCTTCATATATTCCCTTGTTAATAAAAAAATTAACTGGAACATATCCATCAGGAGAATCAACTTCTACTTCATATCCATTATCAAGTAGTGTTTTAATTTCAGCAATCGATGTTTCTTTTTCAATCCACATTTTGTATAAATAAAATTAAATTAGCAGGGACAGGGAAAAATGTTTTATCTTATCTATTCTAACCTATGTGAGGGCAATAAGTCAAGAAGAGAAGATTACAAAAAATATTCAGGACTACACGAGCATCATATTGTTCCTAAACATATGGGAGGAAGTGATGTGGATTGTAATCTTACATACTTAAATGTTAGAGAACACATTATAGCACATTATTTACTTTGGAAGATTTACAAAAATCCAAATGATTTAAGATCTATGAAAATGTTAGGTGCGAATTTATCACCACAACACAGAAAAATAATTGGAGAATTCTGCAGAGATAATAAAATTGGTTTCTTTTCAACTCCAGTAGAGGAAAGAAAAGAATGGAGGATTAGAGGAATAGAAACTCAAAAACAAGAGTATTTAAGTGATGGTGTTAAAAATTTTTACTATTGGAGCACAAAAGAAGGAAGAAATGAAAGAGCATCTCTTGGAGGAAAACAGAGAGCATCAAAGGAATTTAATTACTGGTGTTCACCTGAAGGGATATTAAAGAGGGCATCATTGGGAGCAAAATCACATAAAGGTAAAAAAGCTATGTATAAACCAGGAGATAGAACTTTTATGAGAGTTAAACCTGAAGATTTTGACTCTTATTTAAATAATGGTTATATTTTCGGGTCTCCATTAAAGACCAATCTGGGAAAGAAAAGAAGTAAACCATCACCAAGAAGAAGAAAAGTCAGTGATGGAGTAATTACTTATCAATCAGTCACAGAAGCAGCATTAAAATATAACATTACAAGAGGAGGAGTAAATTATAGATGTAAATCAAAAAAATCTAAATGGCACTACGTTTCCTAAACCTAATTTTAACTTTGGTTTCAGGATGAACACATCCAGCCATCAGAATCGTCATCGTTTTCTTTATAATTCCACCCTTGGTAATCTTATTCAGATATTCAATATCAAATTCAAGTTTTTCTTCTTTGCGTGTATAAAAGTCATATCTTTCTTCATAATCTTGAAAATAATCGTGTCCAATATGATTATCGAAAGATACTGCAAGTGCATCTTGAAGAATTGATGGAATTGAATCTTTAGATTTATCTCCTTTACCATCAGCCAATTGAATTGCTTCCATCAGAGCAAGATAAATTGCTCTTTCTCTGCACCACTTTTCAGTAGTATCAATTAACCAATCTTGTTCTGAAGATATATTTTCCAGACAATCAATAAGATGAATAATCTTATTGAATTGGTCTTCATTTACATCTGTTCTTTTTTGAGTTTCAATTGAAAGAATTTCTTTTGTTGGTGGATTATTGTATTCAGAAACAAATTCTAAAATTTCTTCAAATACTACTCTTTGATTCTGGTCTTCAAAATATTCGGGTTTGAGAAATGGTAATACTTTTCTTAAGTAGTCTTCATTATAAAGTAGATTTCTGATAATTAAAAATTCAATTTTTTCCATTATTTAAAGTGAAAATATGTACTGAGAATATACTTTTCGTTGCTTGTAGGAGGACAGCCCTTATGAGGATACATCCATAAAGGAGGGAACACAATCACTCTACCACACTTTGGTGTGATTGTAAGGTCTTCAAAAACAGTTTCTCCACCTTCTGAAACATCATTCAAATAAAACATAAACGAAAGAAATCTTCTTGCACTCTCATAGTCCTGAACGTCTACGTGAGTGTCAAATCTTTGATTTCCACTTGTATCATATTTTTTAATTCTGAATTCTTCAAAATTATTTTTTTCAGGAAAACATCGTGTATCAACTAACTCATAATATTGTTTCTTACATTCAAATACTTTAGAAATTAAGTAGTTATGAACGTTATTAATTTCTTCATTGAGTTTACAATTTTGAGTCAGATTGAATTGAGTGAAGTTTGGTTTTCCATCATTTTCAATTATCTCTTGTTTTTCAGATTGTATTTCAAATAGTTCAATTAAAAAATCACAATACTTCTTTTCTAAAACATCATCATAAATCTGTATTAAGTCATTAAGTTCAATTGCCATAAGAAAATTCTATTTTTGCAATTGCATCAAGTTTTTCCATTACATCTTCAGTAAAGTATTGTTCTGGATTTTTTAGAATTTCTTTACCATAAATCTTTTTACCATTAAATTCATAACGTCCTCCTACATTCTTCCACATACCACCAAGCTCACCAAGCTCAAGCAATCCATAATATCTGTCAAGACCTCGTTCATCATAATAAAGACGAGTCTCAACTTCTTGATTTTCTTTACTCAATCGTGACTTATATGTTTTTGCTTTAATGATTACTCCAACAACATCAGACCCTTCTTTTTCTTTTGACTTTGAAAGATATACAATTGTCGATGCGGCATAACGGAGACCGGAGCCTCCAGAAATTTCCTTTGGAGAATACATAGACATACTATCATATACGTGATTTGTTACAATCATTGGAATATCTGCTTGTCCCAATTTTAAAGTTAACATCCTAAATGCACCTTTAATCAATTGGGCTTTTGTCATATCTCTTGCGTCTTTTTCAGCAAGAGTATCAGAAATCTCCTTTGTAGTTGAAAGCATTCCCAAAGAATCTAAAACAAACATACAAGGCTTTCTTTCAGATTTATCTTTTTTCAGATAAATGTCAACTGCTTTAAGTGCTTTTGATCTAAACTCTTCTATTGTTACCACATTTAACACAGCCACTCTCGAAAGATCAATACCCCTACTCTCTAAAAGAGATTTGGTGATTGCAGATTCAGTATCAAAATAGAGACAATATCCATCTGGATTATTTTCTAAAAAGTTTTTAACTATTGCTAATGCATAAAAAGTATTATGATGAATGATACCAGATTTTGAATTTGCAATATACCAATGAGGAGCATCTATTGAAATATCATAAACATTTTCAATTCCTAGAGGTAAAATTTCAACTACTGTTTTTTTACCATTTAGTGATTTAATTTCTTTAGAATCAATTGCCTTTACTTCCATTCCAGTGTGATAATCACAAAATAAATGATTTGTAGAGCATTCAAATTTATCCCCATCATCAAAATCGACCCTGATGACTTCGTTATTATGTTTAGTAACTACATCATTAATTTTTGTAAGTCCAGATGGTGTTTTTACAAACAATTCGTCAGTAACTTCATATGGAATCTCATGCTTCCCTTTACCATAAAGTGAATAAAGTTGCTCATATGTTAATTCAAGTTTAATCATTTTTACTCCGTTATACGATTGGGATTTAATTATCATTTAAACAATTAAATTGTTTTATTATTTGGGGAGAATGTAGAATAAAAAAATTATAGTGATAGAAAGTTTTTAATTTTGTTAGCAGTTTCTTCATCACAATAGATTTCTATTTTTTCACTACCTCTTGCACATTTCCCACATCCTGATTCTCCAACAATAGCAGCAATCTTATTGCCAGATACACCACCATAAATACTGCCTGAAACTAGAGCATTGAAAATATAACTTCCAGTATCAACATATGATTCTTCTTCTTTAATTTCAGATGCAAGTTGTGCATACTCACCACCAACTTCTTTTAATATGTCGTTAATAAAGCTCATATGTTTCTCCTATTTTAAATGAAAAAAGACTCTAAACTAGATGTTTTTTCAACTCTCCACCCAACAGAGTCTAAAATATTTTTGAGTGGTTCTAGAAATGATTTTTCAAATTGTAAATCATAATCAATGTATTTGTCAAGATTCAATTCCTTAGGAAAATCTTGAATAAACGAAATTACATTTTCGTGAATTATATTTGGAACTTTTAGGTATATGTATTTGATTTTTTCACCATTTTGTATCAGAGAATATTTATTTGTAAGTTTATTCTTTTGAATATAATGGTTGAATAAAAGTGAACCACGAGCGTGAATTGGAGTTCCTTTACTATAAATTGTAGAATATGATTTATACTTATCCACATCAGAAACTGTTCTTGGACAGGCAATCTCTTCAGGAGAAAAGGTTTTAAATTTAACTCGACAATCTTCAATGAACTTAATTACATCATCCTCAGTTCCACTCATCATAATCTTCAGAGAATCTTTAATCATCTTACGACAAGGTGCTGGAGTAGAAGACTTGATTGCTTCAATTCCCATTATCTTGAGTTTAGGTTCTTCATAACGAACACCTTCACTATCCCAGACGTTCATAATGTAACGCTTTTTAGCTGTCCATATTCCACGGTCTGCAATGTTTTCCCTTTTCATTCTCATCTTCTGAGAATAAGCATTCAAATAGTCTGCTAGTTCTTGATAGCAACCTTCAATATACTTTTCAAGTTCTACCTTACACATCTTATCAAGAAAATCAACAACCATTTTAGTAGTTTTTTCTTTTCCTTTGAATACAGTTTCAACTAAAGAACCCATATTAAGAATTATAGAATCAGTATCGGAAGCAATCACATAATCAACATCTTCAGTTTTAAGAATGCGACTAAAGTATTGATTGAGTTTATTTTCAATCCAACGAATTACAACCTGTCCTGAAGATGTAACTGCTTCAGCGTTTTCCAATTTATAATAACGAAAAAATGGATTTCCTAAACTTCCGTAACAAGAGTTCAAAGAAATCTTTTTTGCCATCTGAATATTATTACATCTAGCAATTTCTCTCTCTAATTCTTTTGTTGGAGTTTTTTCATATTGCTTCTTTGCCTCAAGCATTTTCTTCTTGAAAAGTTTTCGTTCGTCATACATTTTTTCCATTAGTTCTGGAAGAAATCCACGAACATCTTTGCGATACATTGCACCATTTGCACAGATACAATAATCTTTATAATCATCAAAATTTAATTCTTGATTTAAGATTTTATCTATTGTTACTGTTGGGTGTTTTGCTTCAACTAAAGTCTCAGGACTTAAATTAAATTGCATAATTAGATGTGGATAAAGACTGTCAAGATCTAGAGAAACAATCCAATCATACATTCCTGGCTTTGGTTCTTTTACATAGGCACCAGTAAACTTATCATTTTTTTCAGATAAACCTTTATGAGGAATTACAATATTTCTCTTTTTTAGGTAATTGTAAATAATTGAATCCCAGGTTCTTACTTGAAAGAAAATATCATTGAAGTTAATCTTTGCATCATAAGCCATCGTAAAGCACAACTCAATTAGCTTCATTTTATCTTCTAATTGATCTATTAACTCTACGTCCTTAATATTGTATGAAATAAATTTAGACCACGCATTTCGATAAAAATCTCGGAATGTATCAAACTCAGAGTGGTCTAATTTCTTCTGACCAAGTTCAACTTCAGCAATATAATCTAGACGATATGATTCTTGTGTCTTGTATGTAAATTTTTTATACAAATCAAGATAATCAAGTTGAGACAATCCACCAACGTCAAATGTCGTATGATTACGTCCATTGGTAAATACCTGCTTTTCAGTAACGAGTCCCCAATTAGAGAATCTCTTCATCAATTTTTCACCAAGAACTCTATTCAACCTTTTACAGATATATGGAATATCATAAAGATTTGTGTTCCATCCAGTAATTACATCTGGAACATTATACATCCAATAATTAATAAAATGAGTTAATAGTTCTTCTTCGGATGGACAGTAATGATATGTTAAATCTCTACGATTGTGTTGATAAGGTTTAACTCCCCAGGTAATAATATTCTTTGTTGCATAGTCTTGAATTGTGATAGCAAGTATTTCTTCTGATGCACTTTCCACATCAGGGAATCCATATTCAGAAGAAACCTCAATATCCAAAATAGAGATTTTAATTTTATTAATATCAAATTTAATTTCATCCTCTGGATATTTTTCAGCAATATACTGGCAGATATATCTATCGTTTCCATAGATTTCAAATCCATCTACATCTTCATATCTGGAATAAAATTCTCTACACTCTTTAATTGAACCGGGTTGAATTGCTTCAACAAACTCTCCACTCAATGTTTTGTATTTTGTTTGTTTTTTTGATTTTACAAACAAAGTTGGACTAAAATTGTCATCCCTGAATTCATACCTTTTACCATTTTTAACTCCACGAACTAAAATTTGATTTCCAATCAACTGAACATTGGTGTAAAAGTTTTGAGTCATTCTTTAATTAAGTCTTCGTATTTTTCAAGTAATGTAGGTGTTGGATCTGCAAGAGTAAGGATTTTATCCGAACTCATCATAAAAACATCTTGTTTTGTAACTCCCATTAAAAATGGCTCTAAAGTTCTAGAAAACACTTCCAATTGAGGTTCTTTCAGAATAAATGGTTTAATTAATTTACAGTCAGGCTCTCCAATATCTGAAGTAACTTCTTCAATTTGACTGATTAAAATCTGATTAGTTAGCAATAGAATAATTTTAGTCACTTTCTTTTCCATTTTTCACTTCCCTTGTGGATAAACTTTTCTCATACATTTCTTTTAAAGCTGAAATTGGTTCTACAATTGTAATCACCCAATCCAATGGAACAGGTATTTTTTTATCTGAAGTAAGAGGAACCCAGGAGGTTAATTGAAGTTTGGATGGAGTCTTTGTCTGTCCACTTTCCTCTGTATCAAATGCAAATACTTTTGCAACACAAGGATTTTCAAAGAAGTATCCAACAACTTTTTCTTCAATTACCATCTCTTGAATATCTGCTATTACATCTTCTCCAGATTTTAAGAGGGCTAGTTTTACAGTCATAAATTATATCAATTCCTATTTGTATTATAGCAATAAAAAAATGAGGAGTCAACCTAGTTTTGCCAGGTGCTCCTCTGCGCCAACGATAGCAATTCTATTTATTCTCCTCCATCTCCACCACTACCATCACCAGAATCTCCAGCACTTGAACGACTTCTTACTGGAACTGCTTTTCCCTTTGGAATTTTCTTTTGTTTTCCTTGAGAATAAACATCGTGAGGAAGAGAAGCTTTATATGCAATTAATTTGAACTCGTTAAACGACTTCATAAGTTTTTTTCTTTTGATGTTCTGGAATAACTCTATTTAGTTTAATAGTAAGCAATCCATCTGCAAATGAAACATCACCAACTACAACATCATCTGAAAGAGTCCAAGTTCTTGTGAATGCTCTACGTGCAATACCTTTATGCATATATTCATATTCTGTCGGTGCTTTTTTACACTCAACAAAAAGTTTATTGCATTCAGAAGAAACTTCAATATCTTCTTTTTTATATCCAGCAAGAGCAATTTCTAAGGTAAACTCTGTGGAACTTTCTTTAATTAGATTATAGGGTGGATAATTGGTAGAAGATTCGTGGAGAGTTCCAAATCTATGAAACCATTCTTCCATTCCAATTGAGTTTTTTTCAATATCTTGAATTAATTTGTCAAGACCATTTGAAGTATAATATTTTGTGGTTGTTGTGTTAAACATTGTGATTCTCCTTAAAAAGCGAGGATTGATTTAAACTTACGGATCCAAAGACTCCGCTTTAGCGAATGAGGGATTGAAATAATCTTCCTCATCATTACTAATTATATGAAAACCACAAAAAAAGGGGGAGTGTTGAATTCCCCCAAAATCATTCGGTTTCCTGAACCCTACCTTTTTTTCCAATATTATACTTTTGTTCCAAAATCCAATCACCCTTATCTTTATATGATAAAACTTTAATTTGATTTAGAGGAGCAATATTTTCAATTACAGAATCGGGTTTAATGATAGAAATCAATCCCCAATCAGAAAGAAGACAAATAATGCGATTACGACGCTGAATATCATTCACAGTAAGATTGGCGTGTTTACCATCTAATGCGAAAAGTTCCTTAAAATGCGTAATGTAATAACGTCCTTGTTTATGAAGAATATGAGCACTTTGATAAAGTTTCTTCTCTTTTCTCGAAGCGACTCCAATTCTAGTCAAAGTCTCACGAACCTTTAGAAAATCATCAGGCTCATTCAAAATAACCTCCACCATTTGATCGGGAGACCAATTCACTCTTGGCTCTACTGTTTGATTTGCAGTAGTCATTTTATTCCTCCAATGTCAAGTTTTTGTTTAATAATTTTAAGTTGTTCATTATTTAGTATTTTTAACGCTTGAGCTGCTTTTTCATTACTATAGCCATAGTATTTTTTGACACACTCTAGGTCTTCAATTTTTTCTTTGTTGATCCAAACAGAAAATCTTTTTCTTTTTCTGATAGTATTTAGATAAAACGAATATTGCATATCTTTATCAAGATGATAATTCTTATTCATCTCATTTGCAAAAAGAATAGTATCATATTGACCGGATAAACATTTATTAATAATGTATGGAGAATATGATTTTATTTGTGCTGGGTCTTCTTCAATTAAATTTTCTCCAGTCTCATTGATTGAGATCATCCAATATTTTAATTCCATAATTATAGTTTACGCTAATTTCATTTCCATTGACACTCACACATAATCTCTGTAAGTGCTGCTAAAAGATTTATCTCTTGATCGACACAAAAAGCTGACTGATACTGATACCTAGCAATAATGAGAATAGCAGCAGGAATAGAATTGGGTTGTAAATTATCATAAGAAGCGTCATAAATCCTACGAAGTAGAACCGAAGCATCGTTATCAAGGTTGGAGACCACCCATTTACGGGCTTCGGTGAAGTTCTTTTCCTTGAGATGTTTAATCAATTCATTTATAGGGATGTCTGAGAAAGATGCAAGAATGCCCGAGTCAATTTTTCCTCCCGTAGAGTACCTTTGACATTCGTTGAGGATTCTACGAAAATCCGGGAAGTACTTAGATATAATTTCAATAAGAACTTTTTGATCATATTCAATATTTTCTTTATCTAGGATTGTTTGAAGCCGCTTGAAAAATTCTCCTGCCAACTGTGCCTTTTGCTTTCCCCTGATTGTAAAATCAATGACAGCACATCTGGAGTGAAGAGGTTCAATAATTTTATTCTTGTAATTACAGGTAAAGATGAATCGGCAGTTGTTATAAAATGTCTCAATATTAGCTCTAAGCAAAAGTTGAACATCAGAGGTGGTATTGTCACTTTCATCCACAATGATGACTTTATGTTTAGAAGACCCTGTAAGTGAGACAGTAGAAGCAAAGTTCTTTGCTTGGTTCCGAACAGTATCCAGGAAACGACCCTCATCAGAACCATTAATCACATAAAAGTCTGCTCCCAACTCATTACACAACGCCTTTGCGATTGTAGTTTTACCAATACCAGGAGGTCCAGAAAGAAGGAGATTTGGAATCTCACCCTTCTCCACAAACTCCTTAAAGGTTTTTTTAATATCATCAGGAAGAATACAGTCATCAATCACTTGTGGTCTGTATTTTTCACAAAGTAAGAATTCACTTGTCATAATTTATATAAAAAGAATCTTTTTCAAGAAAGTGGATTTTGTCATGAATTGCATTTAACGCATTTTGTTTTATTTCCCAGTGGTCTTCATCATCATTAACGAGAATATTTACTGTTGTTTTTAATGCAACCCTAAGTGCTATCATACCCATTCTGGACGCCTCTGAGGAATACGAAGATAGTTGTCCTTTACCCAAATTTTTGAGGCAATATATCTTTTATATGCCTCAAAGGTATCAATTGTTGTATCGTGCTTCCACTCATCTGGCATTGC